TTCAATCATCCGACCTGTCTCTTTATCATAGTAAAGGTAACAAGCCGCACCAGTGAGTCCAACAAATCTGTTCTTGAGTACACGAACTGTTGTGGTGTTCCGTGTCTCAGGGTCAGCGTGTTGTTGATCTCGTTCAAGTCCAATGACCATATCACTTAGCTGTGCAATAGCCGCTGAACCACGTAGTTCTCCTAAACTAATCTTACCACCATCTTCATGCGCCTTTGAGCCGCTAGGTCTACGCAAGTGTGATACTAGGAATAGCCCTACACCTGTCTCTTGAACTAGCTTTCTAAGGTTAGTCATAATGCTGTCGATGGCTTTACGCTCGTCACCGTTGTCCTGATCACTGACCACGATACTCAGGTGGTCAAGGATGATCCACTTGCAGTCCAACCCTTTAGCCATATAACGTATGCGCCCAAGTAGGTTGTCCTCATTAGTAGAACCCCAGTGATCAAACATATAGATACGCCCAGAGCCTAACGTCTTATCCCAATAACTCTTCTTCTCTTCCTCAGAGATAGTTTGGTTAAGATGTAGTTGCTTCTCAGCTTCAATGGACATGATGCCTAATGCTGTCTTAGGTATGTCCTCCTCCAACGCTAGGATGCCTATGTTGTCCTCCGTAGCACCTAACAGGTAATGCTCTAACTCACGTACCATTTGAGACTTACCCATACCGCTACCGCTAGTGATCGTGACTAACTCACGCGGACGGAACCCATAGGTGTACTCATTCAGACAAGCCCAAGGATAGGGTATGGACTTAACATCGGATTGCTTAATGATTAAATCCCAAGTCTCATTACCTGCAATGATTCCATCAGGCTGATATGACTTAGCGTTCCACCACTCACGAACAAAGGTAGTGACCTTGTTAGCCTTGAGCATATCCCCTGCGTCCTTCATGGACAATACGACATTCTTTGCCTTGTTAGGGGTGAACAAATCAAGGACAGACTTAGCCGCCAACTGCCCTGCTTTATCTGCGTCAAAACAAATGACCACATTCTCAAAGGACTCTAACCACTCAAGGTTTTCTTTAATGTCTTTTGATGCTCCATTTGAGCCACTTCTAATGGAGACAACAGGCCATTTTCCGTCAAACATTTCGTGAACTGCAAGTGCGTCTGCCTCGCCCTCTGTGACCGTAATGTATTTACCGCCACCCTTGAAAGCTTGTTGACCGAACAACCCAACATTATTAAATTCTCCTGTAGCATAAAAGTTCTTGTTGTCCACGATGCGTACCTTAGTTCCTAACACTGCACCTGAGTCCTTGTCGTGGTATGGGTAATGATGTTTACTGACCTTCCCATCAGGGGCAAACTCAACGGTGACTCCGTACTTCTTAGCCACCTCTTGGCTTATTCTCCTGTCAGGGATTGCCGCTACTGTTCCTGTCATTTCCAAATGCCTCGCTTTTCTTTGTGTTGCTTGTTCTATAACCTGACCATTCCCTTTCTCATAGTAGCCACAACCACCTGAAAAACAGGTGGCGTGACCATCGGAGTACCTCGCCAAGTTATCCCTTGAGCCACACTTGGGGCACGGCTCATGTCGGACAAACGAGGATGTCATTTAGAAGTCCTCTCCACCAGTATCTTCAGCTTGCTCTAAGACCTTGATCTTGTTGAGATAGACTGAAGTACCATGTACAGGATGAGGATTACCCTCTGCGTACAGGACACGAACCTTAGACCCTCTGCCGATACGCCCCTTAAATGAACCTCCTTCTGCATCAAGCACAGGCACACTGTACTTAGTTGAGAACTTCCGTTGCTTTGCGCCTTCATACTCGCGCAACTTAACACCTTTCTCTACTAACTCGTCAGCAGTTGACTCATCCAAGGTTAGGACAACAGAGAACTTACCTGTTGATTGACCCTGATACATCTCATGCTCATCCAAGTTTTCAAACGCTAATAGACCTTCTAATACTGCCATAGTTACTACCTCTTTTTTTCTCTAGCTTAGTGAATGACCCTTATGTATAACTTTTGTAACTTGTTATAACTTAAGAATCGTTTGGTTAATACTATAATTATATATTAAATATTTTCCTTTAATACATAAGTATAGTATAACATGAATTAGGGCATAACCTCAATCATTCAAAGTTATACCCATTATTCATCAAATCAATACTATACTCCTTATGGGTAATGGGGGACGTTTCTACTCTCCTGTTTGAACTTTTAAAACACTAACAACGTCATCAATGGCGAGATTATAATGCTCAAAGCCTACGTTATGTTGCGCCTCATTTTTTGGGTATTTAAGCCGAATCACTGCCAAAAAAATATCGTCTAGAGCAAGGCGGTCGTGCTCCAGAATCAACGGAAGCAATGCACACTTAATCATTTTTTTTAAGATACGTTTTACCATCACTTTCTCCTGTTAAAGTACCCTGTAATGCTCTTGTTCCTCGTCACTCAAATTAAAAAATTCTTGAAACATATCCCAGAATTTTCTACCTGCTCTTGCCCTCAACTCCAAGTCTTTTTTGCAGGGCCAAGGGCCAACAGGCCAGTCTTTTTCCATTCAAAAGTCCACCCTTTGTAGGCGTAAAAATTAGTATAAGTTAAACGTAGGCTTTCCATCACTTTCTCCTGTTTTTGCTTTGGCTAATCGCCTTTCCGTTCTTGCCGTCACAAGTGTTGTTTCTTTGCGCCATCTCTGCTTTATGGTCGGCTTCAGTGTAGTATTTACCGTTTAGATACCAATCCTTCCCACCATCAGCCCACTCAACAGCAGGCCCATCTTCTCTGTGCCGTTTACCGTTTAGATACCAATCCTTCCCACCATCAGCATACTCAATAGCAGGGCCGCCCTCTCTGTGTAATTCGTCGTTTAGATACCAAGCCTTATACCCATCAGCCCACTCAACAGCAGGCCCATCTTCTCTGTGTCGCTTACCGTTTAGATACCAATAATTTTGCCCACCCTCATAAACCCTTACTTCATATTTAATATAATCACTCATCACTCACCTCCTTTAAGGTTCAAATAGTCTAGTAAAGGTTGCAAGTTCTTTTTATCAGTAAGGACTGGGTAGCCAGAATCAATAGTGTAACAACGGCCTGCCTTCCATAAACCGTGAATATAACCAAAATGAACTTCATATTTAATCTGGCGATCGTTACTCCAATCCACTTTCTGATCAGGCTCAAGGTTAAGCACAGCCTGTAGCACCCTGTTGTAACGCTCCTGATACTTAGCGGCTTTTTCTGCAAGTTCGCGGGTTTTGTAGACGTTGTGGTGTTTTAGTAAAGCTAGTTCATAATCACTACCAACCCAAATATTTGAATTCAAATATTCAGTAGTGGCTACATAAAAATACTCGTCGCCCTTCTTCGGCTCCCAAACAATGCTAGTGGGTTCTTTGTCGGGTGTTAGTTCTTCAAGTTCTTCAAAACGCTGGACTAACCTAAATATTACATCTGCATAATGCTCAGACCGCCCTAAGTCTAATTCCCTTGCCAACCTCATCGCACTTTTGATTAATTCTCTATCGTTCATCACTTTCTCCTGTTTCAACACCAAAACATAGCTTCATAACTCTACTAGCGGCATCGTTCGCAACTGCATAGTTATTTATCCCCTCATAATAATTTTTAAGGTCTGACTCTGCATCCTCAATCGCATCACAACACATGGTCGCTATATAGCAATGCCAAGAGTGAGCGTAACTCCCCTTTTTGCTAGGGTTATCGTCAATCATCGCTTGCTTTATAACGTCCATTGCTTGTTTTACAGTTACTTTATTCATCACTTTCTCCTCTAACACTTCATATTGACATAGTTTAATTTCCATTACTGTTCCTCCATATCCGCTAGGAATTCAAAGGGATTCACAAGGTCATCCAGAATCGTGTGCATAGGGCTGTCTATCTCCCTTGTTGCCTCATTGGATGCTGACAGGCAGTCTGAGCATAACTCTGAGTAATCCCCTGTCGCTCTGTCAATCCTCTTCATCTCAAACTCATTCATTATAACGTCACACGCTTTGCATCTACTCATGGCAAAAAGCCCTCTTATGTTGGTCTAAAAACTCTTTAGCAGTCAGGGTGCTATAGTAAGCCCTAACGCTATCCTCTGCGCGTTGGTGCGCCTCCTGTAATGTCATGGCTAACATCTCATACTCAACCATTTCATCAATCAATCGGGTAATCGGTCTGATGTCATTATCATCTCCTCCTTCATACCCTATTAAGCGTTCCTTTATCCTACTCATTATTAATTTCCTCCACCCTGTAGACATAACCAAAGGATATTACCAGTAGTGGTAACAGTATTATTGTACCACTAAAGGGCATAGCCTGTAAAGAATCAGGGTCATTATCACTAACCGTCCATACTGCCCTAGAATCCACGAACTCTATATCAATACCAGTACCGTTGCGTGGTTCTATCGACAGCGTATTTTTACCAATTCGCCAGTTCATAACTCCACCTCCT